GTGGTGGGTGCCGTGCTGCTATTCCTGCCCAGATATACGTTTTATGGAACGATCGTGCTCATCAGTTCCGTAGGCACGGCGACTGTCCTGTCGCTGACGGTGCTCAGGGCCAATGCAGTCTGGGGCAGCTTGGCGATGGTCCTGGAACCGCTGGTACTCACGTTGCTGATCATTTCGCTAGCGTGGCTGACGCGGCCGGCAACGAGAAGTTGATTGCGCACGGACGAGTCGTGCCTTGGCCGCCGTGGGCGCCTCTGCCGTCTCCAAGTTGTCTTGGTGAGACGAATTACTGGCGCCCCCGGCCGGAGTTGAACCGACGACCTAGCGCTTAGGAGGCGCTCGCGCGAACCACGCCGCGCGCCTTGATCCGATTGAATATGTGCCGCGGAACTATCCAATATTTTCGCCGCAGAACACCCTCATTTTCCGCCGCTTTTTCGCGTTTCGAATCCGAATATTAGATAGCTCCAGCGACACCACGGCCGTCAATGCGGCAAGTCGCTGAGCGTGACCACCGCAGGATCGTTCAGGAGCGGCCCGGCGCCCTTCTGAATCGGGATCTGCTCACCGTTGGACCACACCACGATAGCAGCGACCTTGGGCCAATTGGCCTTGACGGTGGTCAAGATCGTGCTGTTATCGAAGCTGTTGGCAGGCTCGTTTGACTCGGTCACGTTGCCGCCCACTTCCGGCAGCATGATCACCTTGCCGGTAGTCAGCGCCCAGGTGTAACCAGGCGTGATGCCGGCGGCGAGCGGCGGGTACTCATCGAAGCCGACGGCATCGACGTAGGCGCTGCCCGGATACCAGGCCGCGCAGGTCGCCGCGCTCTCGAAGTTGTTGAGGCTGAATAGCCAGACGATCTTGCCCGGCATCTTCGACTCGACGTAGTCGTGCGTCTGCTGCCAGAGCGTCTTGAATGTCCCCTGCTGCGAGCCCTCAGTCGGTACCCACCAGCTCCACGAGCCGTCAAGCTCCACGAAGGGCCGATAGATAAAGGCGCCGTTGATCTGCTGAAACTTCGCGATCTGAGTGTCGAGGTAGCTGTGCCATTGCTTGTATTCAGCAGTGCCGGCGACGATCAGATTTGCAAAGTTCGTGCTGCCGATCGCCGCGAGCGGATTACGCGGCCACTGCGAGACCAGCACGATGCCGCCCTGCGCGAGCCACGCGTTGGACAGGCCAACGACGTCCTCGCTGTCGCCGGATTGATCGTTGGTGAAGCCGGCGATCGCCACCTGCTTGCCGCCGACGCCCGCGAGCGTCGGGATCGGCGCGATGGTGTCCATCGCCGCGCTGTTGGGCGTACCGCCGCCCGAGGGACCGTCCCAATAGCCGCTGTGCTGACCGAGCAGGAGGTGCTTGGTCTGGCCAGACAAGCCCTGCAGATACTTCAGCAGCGCGGCCGCGCTGGCGCTCGGCGAGCCGCCGGATCCGGAGGAGCTGCCGCTGCTACTGGAGCTCGAGCCACTGCTCGAGGAGCTGCTCGAACTGCTGGAGCTGCCGCCGCTGGACGATGACGAGCTGCTCGAGCTCGAGGAGCTGCTCGAGCTGACGGCGCTGCAGGGCGGCAGCGTCACGCTGGGCGGCGCGGCTGAGCGCACCCACACCGTGCCGTTCGACTGCCAAATGCCGCAGTCCTTGGCCTGGTGATACAGGTTTCCGGAGACGTAAAAAAGCAGGAGCACGTTGCCGGAGAGCGAATTGCCTGCGCCCGTCGTGACGTAGGCCGCTTCCGTTCCGTTTTCCGTCACGCAGGGCGCCGGCAGAAGAGAATTGCAGCCCGTCGCTTCCGTCGACCAGACGTTGCCGGCGTGGTCGACGATCTGCCCCTTGCCAGCCAGGACGACGGTGCCAGAAGGAGATTCGGCGTTCGTCACCGTCACCTGGGCCGCGATCACGGCCGAGGCGGATTTGCCCGGCGCCGGCGCCGCGATCGATGCCTGCGCGGCCGCGAACGTCGCGAAGCTGCCAACACCGTTGACGTTGTAGGGGCCGACCGTGGTCGTGACCGGATTCGCGGCTAGAGCACCCGCGCACGCGAGCACGGCGGCCGTTGCCGCAATGAGGTAGCGTTTCATCGTAATTACTCCTGGACGGTTGTTTTCTGCACCCACTCGATCAGGGTGCCGAGCTGGGCGGCGTCTGACTGGCAGGCTTCAATTGCTGCTGCAGCCGCTGCATCAACACCGCCGTCGCCTCTGGCGACTTCGGCGCCTGCAGCAGGTCCGCCGGCGGTGACGGCACGCGCGGGCACGGCGCTGCGACGAAGGCGGTCTTCGTACTGGCGCACGAGGCCAGACAGAGCAGTGCTGGTAGCATCAGCAGTGCGAAGTTTCGTTTCATAGTCCTGTTGCACGGCCTGCACGGCCGCCTCCTGTTGCTGTTCAGCCGCGAGCGCGCGAGCCTGCGCATCCTCGACGGCCTTCTGCTCGCCGAGCTTTTCCACATTCCATTTCGCCTGCACCGACGCGGTTCCGTGCGCCCAGCCTTCGTAGAAGGCCGCGCCGGCGAGCAGTGCGGAGACGATCGCGATCGCCGCGAGCTTGATCTCGAGCGCATTCATGGTTGAGGCCTCATCGGATCGACCGGCCTTGCATTCCAGTCGCGTCCGCTATCTGAATAGGTGCGGTACATCGTGGTCAGGAAGCCGACGAGCACGGTGACGACGCTGGTCACGAGGCCCGCATCCTGGACGGTGCGCTCGGCTGCGGGCTGCGCGAAATACCAGTGCAGCACCTGCCAACAGGTGCCACCGCCCCATACGGTGTAGGTCCCCACGAATAGCCGCGGGAAGATCCGCAGCGAATCCAGAATCTCCGCCGCATGGAGCAGTTGCGCCTTTCCGATCACTTGCCGAGCTTGGCCCGCACCGTGGCCAGAGCAGCGTCGAGCTTGCTGGCATCGCTAACGAGTGCCTTCTTGACCGAGGCGGCCAGCGTCGGATTGTTGATGCCGATGAGCAGTCCTGCGGCGACGCCCACGGCGGCGATGATGATGTAGGTCAGCATGTGATCCTCCTCCTGGTGCTGGACAAATCGAGCGCGTCCAGCTTGCGCACAGAGCACTGTTCGAGCGTCAGGGGAATCTCAGGCCCCTCGACCAGACGATGAACCACACCGCGGCGCCGAAGAGCGTCACGATGATCCCGCGCACCGTCCACTTGCCGACCTGCGCGAATTTCTCATCGAGCCATTCGTCTACCGCTTCTTTGATCGCCCGTTTTGTTTCCTCGTCGCGCTTCCCGATGTCCGCGTCGAGATCCGCCTTAATGGCCTGCATGCGCTGATAGCGCTGCCACTCCTCGAGCGTGTAGCGGCCGTCGTCGCTCGACTGGGCGCCCGTCACGCGGGCGCCGACGGCGGGGCCAGATCCTCGATCGTCAGCGTGTGCGCGGCCGTCGCCCACTCGAGCTGCTCGAGCAGGTACTCGATCGCATCGCCGCTGTGCTCGACCGCCGGCTCGACGCGGCCTGTGAGCGGATCGAGCATCGGGTGCGATTCGAATCCGAAGGCGATGCAGCCGCGCAGCTCGGCCGCCCAGTTCGCTGAGTGCAGTTCGCATAAACTGCGGTAGCCAGCCGCGACCTGCGCGGGCGTGAGAATCCCGGCGCCGAGGATCTTGAGCTCGGCGTTGCGCAGGCAGTAGGTGCGCCCGTGCTTCGGCGAGAGATACGGGACCAGGTCGAAGACGCCCGCCGGCACGCACGACCGATTGGCATCGTTATTGTGCCAAGGCAGCTCGATCGAAAAGAGCTGCCGGGGAAGTCCGGACAAAAGGCCTTGCGTCGCCACGGCATTCGGCGTCAGCCTTTGAAGCACCAGGTTCACGGGCGCCTACTTCAGCGTCTCGCGATGCTTCGCAATCTGATCGTCGAGGCCCTGCAGGCGGACTGCGGCCGCGGCCGCGCCGCCGGCATCGTTTCGATGCAGCGCCAGGGCGAGCTCGCGCAGGCAGCGCGGCTGCGAGGCCTCGAGCGAGCGGATTGCCCAGGTCGCGCGCTGCCTGGAGTCGAGCAGCGCCTGTGCCGCCGTCTTGAGCTGCCAGCGTTTGGTATCGGCGTTCCATTCGTGATCATTCGAGGGCGCCGGCGGCTGGTAGTCGACGACTTTCGGATTGCTCGGATCCGACAGGTCGACCTTGCTGGACAGGTGATCATGCTCGCCGTCCATGGCCGCGCAGCCCTCGGGCGTATTGATCTCGAGCGCGCCGTCGTGCGTGCTCACCAGGCGGCGGCCGGTGAAAAGCCCGGTCGCTTTGTCGTAGAAACTCACGGCGATCATCGCTTGAGTACCTCGGCCTTGAGCATCACGTTGGCGATGTTGCAGACCGAGCCGGCAGCCGAAAAACCCATGCCCTGGGCATTCAGGTAGTAGGTGACGGGCGTATTTGCCGCCACGGAAAACTGCCGCTCGAGCGCAAAACTGTTCGTCGCCTCCGGATCCCCGGTGCTCGCGTTGCGAGCGACCGTGTTGGGCACGCTCATGATCGAGGCGGTGCTGCTCGAGTTAAGAATTGCCGCGCAGGTGCTGCCCTGAGTTCCCGCCGCAGCGGTCTCGTCGGCGCCGCCGGTTGCTGTCACGATGATGTTGATCGCCTGCGGATAGGCGGGCACGGAGACCGACGTGACCTGCGTCGAGTGCGTGCCGGTGCCGTCGTACACGTTGACCGGGCCGGCCACAAGCGAAACGTAGACATCGGTCGCCGCGTTCGGATCGATCGAGGCGGTCGGCACAGTGTCAGGCGTCGTGCCTGGCCCGAACGATAGGAACGACAGCGCGCCGCCGGCGTCCTTGAAAGCGATGAAGCCGAACAGCGGCTGGGCGGACGGAAAGATCGCCCGAGTGTCGAGCAGCTGCCCGTTGATCGTGCAGTGGGCATTGCTGCCGTCGAAGTCGACCACGAGCAGATCGGTCGCCGCCGGTGTGCCGCCGATGGTCGCGGCCGTCGTGCCGGCCGTGATGACCTTGTAATTGCCGGCCGCCGCGTCCAGTTCAATCGCGATCAGCGGCGTCGCGAAAATGTTGGCGACGCTCGGGTTTGTGATCGTCGCCAGGCCGATGATCAGCGACTTGCTCGGGAAGATCGGCTTGCCCTGGACGTGGGCCGTGATATAGCCATTGATGCTCACGACCGTCGAATCGAACGCAGCGGACCCGCCAACCTTCGCCGCGGTGGAGTCGTGCGTTACCGCGTTGCCGGTGGCCCTGAAAGGGTTGGGCGAGGACTGCGTGACCGGGCCGAAGGCAATATTCGCGATCTGCGCGCCCGGCTCATGCATGTCGCCGAACAGAAAGAACGGCGTCACATTGTCAGGCTGATATTCCTGGTGCACGAGCACGCCGTTGCGCAGCCACTGCCACCAGAAGCCGTCGAAAAAGGTCGTGAATTCATCTGCGATCGACGGCGCCGCGCCGGCGGTCAGGACGTTGCCGTTGAAAATTGGCGCCGCGCCCAGGCCAGCGCCGACTCCCCATCCGGCGGTGAATAGCGAAAACGCCGAGGCGCCCGAGGCCGGCGCGCTCGAGAGACCGCAGGCGACGTTGTCGGTCGCCGGATTCATGGTAAAGGTGCAGAAGACACCGCCGGCGTAGGACTGATTCGACTGGCAGACATGCGTCGACCAGGCGGTGGTTGCACCGGTGGCAATCGCCTGGGTCGCAAAGGCGTTGCAGTTGGCGATCGCCTTGAGCGTATACCCGGGCATGGCGGCCACGGCCTGCAGGCCGTTGGATGCGGGGAACGTGGTCGAGACATTTCCCCAGCGATCGCGCACGCGCACCCAGTAGAAGCGCGGAATAGCATCGACCTTGCTATATGTGATCACGCTGCTTTGAAAATCGCCGACCTTCGTGGCGCCCGAGAAAGGCGTCGCGCTATTGGATTCCCACAGCTCGATAACACTACCGGCGCCGAAATTCGTGGGCATCGTGACCACGAAGAGCATCGCGCCGTAGACGGTCTGCGCCGACAGGCCGGTCGGCGGATCCGGCAGTTTCATGCTGATTGTCGGCGCCGAGTTGCCAGCCAGAATCTGATACTGGTTAGTCGGCAGATCGGCATATGCGCCGCTCGCTTCGATCCGCGCCGTGATCTCGACGTAGCCGGACGCGAGCAGTTTCCAGGTGAGGCAGCGCAGCACCTGGTTCACCCAGCTGTACTCGGGAATCGTGAGGTTGAAGGTCTCCCAGGTCACGATGTTCATCGCGGCAGGTCCGCAGCCCGACAGCGTCACGGCGGTCTTATTCCGCGACTGCTGCAGCAGAACGTTGGCGATGCGCTGGCAGCGCCAGCTGGTGCGCGTCATGGGCAGATCGACGTTGCGGGGGAATACGCCTCCGTCGTCAGCCTGGTACGCGGCCGATTGCTGGGCCGGGAACGTCGATTGCTGCCAGCCGCGGATCTCGTCGTAAAAGGTGCCGCTGACCAGGTTGTAGAGATCCTCGCCCGTCGGGTGCGTGGCTACCTCGACCGAACCGGTCAGATCATCGGGCCCGAGCGAGATGACCGGGGCGTCATAGACTCCGGCGTAGATCCGATACTTGCCCTTCGCATAGGTCAGGTGGCCGATGCCAGCGCTCAGCAGCGCGGTGATATTGGTCGCGTGCGTGTCTCCGCAGGAGAGCTGCCCGTCGGCCGTGTAGCGCGCCTGCGTGGTCGTGGCCGAGGCCGTCGTGTTCCACTGCGTGGTCTGTCCAGAGGTCGTCGTGGTCCCGGCGAAATTCGCCGTCAGCGACAGGTGCGTGTCATCGGTGATCGAAAGCACCGTGTACCAAAGCCCGTCGGGCCCGAGCAGCATATTGCCGACGGCCAGCTGGTAGGTGAACTGCGTCCCGGTGCCCACGACGGCGGCGCTCGCGTTGGTCCAGTTCGTCGTGCCAGACAGCACCGGCGCCGGCACAGTGATGACCTCGTCCGCGTGATTGGCGGCCGTGATCGTGAACGAGTCGTCGATCCGCGCATTGCTCTCGGCGATCGTGAGCATTGGATTTGGCGTGGCGACGTCGTAGTAGATGCTGCCGCCGGCCAGATAATCGCGCACGGCCAGGGCCCAGTTGCCCGACCAGGTCCAGCTCGTCGCGTCGTTCACGCGGTGCGAGCCGCTGCCGCCGTTGGTAGAGTCCAGCCGCGGGTCGTAGAGGCGCCGGCCGCGCACCAGGGCGAAGATGTTGGAGGGCGCACCGTCCGGATAGCAGTGCTCACTATGCGACATGTTCAGCACGATGTAGGCGATCCCCGCGCCGCGGTGCGTGCTGTCCCACTCCGGGATGTAGGTATTCATCGTCGCATCGGAGGCCTGCGCCGAGGTACCGGTGTGCTTGTAAATGCTCAGCGTCGCGGTGGCGCCGTCGTAGAACGACCCGTTGGAGGCCGTCGTTGCGACCACTCCGGTCGACGGGTTGATCTCCGAGCTCTTGACCACTCGGCCGTCGAGCCAGACATCCTCGATCGTGTCGCACTGGTGCCCGGCGAGCGCGATGACGAAAAACAGGAACGCGCCGTTCGGGCCGCCGAGGCCGTAATAGATCAGCACGCCGCCGGTGCGCGCTTCGCCGTAGATGATCTGGCGCGGCGAGATCGTGCCTCGCACTGTCACGTCGCGCGATGCAATCCCCGCCGAGCCCTTTTTGCCGGCCAGCGCCTGGGCGGCCGCGCTCAGCCCGATGGTGGCGGCCACCGACACGGCGGTATAGATGACCGCGTAGCCGAGCTCAGTGACGCCGTAGGGAATCAGGTCGACGATGATGTCGGCGACGAAGGCGATCGCTGCGGGCATCTAGGAGATCTTCCAGGCCAGACGGCAGCGCTGGCGCGGGATGAACGCCAGGCCGCGGGTGTCGGCAAACGCGCATCGAAGCCCGATGCACACGCCCAGGCCCGAGAGCGTCGCCGGCGGCGGCGCGTCGGCCAGCATGATGTCGCCGCGGCCGGCCATGGCGACGTGTATCGGCTCGCCGAGCTTTGAGCGCACGAAGGCCTCAAGCCCTCCGAGCTGCTCGAGCAGCGCCTGGGCGTCCTGTTCGCTGGTGTAGGTACCGCGCAGCTGCGCGGCGTGGTCCTCGCCGGTGACGGCAAGGACGACGTCGGCCGCGAACAGACAGCAGTCGTGCGTGCCGTAGGCAAACGGCAGCGATCGCGCGACCTCGATCGCTGCGTCGAGGCGCTGCGGCCAGTCTGGAAATCTCATCGGTCTACCTCACGCCCAGGACGTTCGAACGGACCGCCGTGTCGGGCCCGAAGAGCGAGAAGCGCGTTCCGGCGGCGGTGTAGCCGGGACCGGTGTTGACTCCTGAATTGCCCCACACGACTGCCTTGCTCGCGAGCGTGTTGACCTGGTCCAGGAAATTGTCGGTCGCATCGATCAATCGCTGATGCTCCTGCGTGTAGAGCCAGCCGGAGGCCTGATTCCAGAGCACCAGGCGGTTTTCACAATCGAGGATGATCTGCGCCGTGTTGGGCTGCGCACTGATCGTCAGTACGTCCATGAGCCCTGACCAGATCGACTCGGGCGTATCGATCAGCTGGTAGTTCACCCGGTCCAGAAGTCCGACGTACATCTCGGCCGTGCGGTTGTGATACTTCTCGCCGAGCGTGGTGTTGATCAGGCTCGGATCCACGCCTGCGAGCGTGAACTGCAGTTTCTGGCTGCTGATGTCCGTTGTCTCGGATAGATCCGTGAGCGATGCCAGCTTGCCGAGGGGCAGCCAGGTGTTGCCGCCCCAGGTGAAAGACCGGTCCGCCGTGCTGCAGTAGATGGTGCCCGAGACGAAGTCGAGCTCCAGAAAGAGCACGTAGTCGATGTGCGGCTGCGTGATCGCGGCCGCATTGAGTGTTGATACAAACCGGCTCATTCAGGGCGCGGCCGCAGCTCCCGGGACGACCGTCGGCGTCGGCAGCTCGCCCGCCACCACGACGCCGTCGCGCAGCACGATCCAGCCGCATCCGGTCAGGCTGCGCGCCCGGGCGCGCGCTGCTCCGATCGCGAATGCGCGGACGCGCCGTTCGCAGCGCCAGATAATCTCGCGCTCGTCCGGCTTGCCGCTCCAGCGCGAAAGCGGCCCGTCGAAGTACACCAGCGCCTCATACATCGAGCGCCTCCTCGATCTCGAACGTGTAGTCGGTGAAAATCCCGGGCGAGTCCTGCCAGTGCGTGTTGCCCTGGCTCTGATCGTTCGCTGTGAGCACGAATCGGCCCATCGGGCGCGTCACGATGATCGGGGAATCATCCGCCGGCGCATTTTTGAAGGGACGATAGAGCGCCAGATAGCCCAGGCCCGCCGCATCCGAATTCAGTGCCGAGATCGCACAGTTGATCTCGTTGCCCGACTGGATGATGTCGCCGGGCAGCAGCAGCCCGTTGGTGCTCGCCGGCAGTCCCTTCACGTAGATCGCACCGGTCGCCTGCGCCGAGGCATTCACGGCGGTCGTACTCGCTACCAGGCGCTGCGGCACGGAGGACTGTGCGAAGGTGAGGCGCCAGCCGAAGGTGCCAGACGTCCCGTTGCCCGCGAAATTGGCGACCGAGTCGGTGCTGCAGGAGAGCGCCGCCGGAGTTACGGTGCCGGTGCCGCTGCCCTTGTGTGCGACCAGGCAGCAGTAATACCAGCCGTTGCCCAGCGAGGAGATGAACGCGCGGCGGTTGCTCCAGCCGGCGCCTGTGTTCGCCGTGGCGCCGATCGCGCCGGTGTTCAGATTGAACGTCTGATTGACGACCGTGCTGCCGGAGGCCTCGAGGATCTGCAGGGCGACGAAGTTGTAGCCGTCAGCCTTGAATGCTCCGCACACGGACCAGTCGGTGCCCTGCGCCGCACCGGTCACCGATTGAGCGATGCTGTGCTGCGAGCTCGCGGTCGTGGGAATCAGGGCGTCCGCGGTCGCGGTACCGTCCGGCGCGTTGGTCGCGTTGGCCGTAACGCCCAGCGCCGCCTTGGTCCAGGCCGCATTATCCAGCTGGTCGGAAAACTGGACCGCGTTGCCCCCGCCGTCGGACAGGATGCAGCGCGTCAGCGACGCATAGGGATATTCGTTGTAGTCGCCGGGAAAATAGGCGCCGTCGCCCGAGGAGCTGTACAGGCCGATCGTGGCCTGCGTGTTCAATGGCACCAGCGAGGCGATGATCATGCCCGGGCCCAGGGCAAGCGTGGAGACTCCGCCGCCGACGTAGGTGCCATCGATGAGCTGCATGCGCGGTGGGTTGCCGCGGCCGTTCATCCCGTGCGCGCGCGCCACGTAGGGCGCGTACTGGATGCAGGCGACCGTCTGGTAGGCCTGGGGAACGGGCGAGGCGTCCACGCGCAGGATGCGCAGCACGTTGTCGCTGGCGGAGATTGCGGACAGGTCCGAGCCGCCCGTCGCGCCGGCCGTCCATCCCGTGGTGCCCTGCAGGAACTGGTAGTTCTGCAGCAGCTCCCCGTCCGGGAAGCTGCCACGGGCCGCATAGGACGGGTCGCCCCAGAAGAGGCGATTGCCCTGCCCTCGCAGCGCCAGGCGCACGGCGCGCACCGCAGCGCGCTCGGCACTGCCGGCGCGATCGCTGGCGCCCAGCACGTTGAACGACACCAGCAGGCGATCGCCGGTGCGGCCGATCGAGCGCGTCGCCCCGGTGAACACCGACCGGGAAACGCCCGTGTTGGAGACCGCCGTATACTGGGCATTGGAGCAGCGAGCCCAGGGCGGAAAGACGAAGTCGGTCACAGCTGGCCTCGCCGGCGCAGGTCGATCACGCGCTGCACTGCGTTATCGGAGGCCTGCTTCATGGCCCCGGGCAGCATCTGGACGGCATCCTGCGTGGCGCCACGGGCGTCGACCTGAAATGTGACGCTGATCGGTGCGCTGGCGCCTCCGCCGTAGCCAGCCGCGTACGCTCCGGATCCGCCGCCCCAGATCGGCTCCGGCCCGTGCTCGCCGGCGATGTACCACTTGCCTGCGCTTAAGGGACCGCCGTCGGCCATGTGGCCGCCGAAGAAGCTGAACAGGCTGGAAAACATCGAACCGAGCACGCCGCTGCTCGAGTCCGAGCCGAAGAGCTTGAGCGTTGCCTCCTTAGCTACCATCTGATCGATGGTCTGAATGAACGCCTCGCCCAGGCCCTTGAGGCCGGTTTTCATCGGATTGGCGAAAAACTGCTCGAACGAGTTGGCCATCTGCACGCTGGCCGCGTGCTCCGCGTCGGTGATCGCCGCCCAGGTTTTCTGGGCCTCGGTCTGCATCATCTGAAAACGCGGCTGGATCTCCTGCAGGTTCGGCAGCAGGTTGTCGGCGATGAAAGCATCGGTCCGCTGCTGCGCTGTGGTCGGGCTGATCAGACCCGCGCCGAGCAGCTGATTGATCTGAAATTTAAATTCGGTGTACTTCGATTCGAAGTGCTCGACTTCGCTTTGGGTACTGTCCTGCAGGCCCAGGTAATACTCGCGGATGATGTCCTGGACGCTGGTCTCCATCCGCGTCGCCGAGATGTGGATCTCCTGCAGCTGGTCCGGTCCGAAGCCGAGCGCCTTGGTCAATACGTCGGAGATGTCGACGGGTGTGAGCTTGTTTTCGGTGAGCTCCTGCGCGTCGGCCAGCTGCTGCTTCACCGCATCGATCGTGGCCTTAATGGCCGGGATCTCGCGCGCGTTGGTGCGGCCGCCGCTGAGCATCGCCTCAAGGCTCTGCAGGCGCTGCTGCAGTTTCTCGACATCGGTGGCGCCGCCGGCGAGCTTGCGCAGGTTATCGGCCAGCGCCGTGAGCGCCGGCGCGACCTTGGCGGCGACGGTCGTGAACAGCGCATTCCAGGATTTATCCATCTTGTCGATCGCGACCTTCGCATCGGCAAGATTTTTGGTCGTCAGCTTGTCGAGGGTCTGTCCGAGCGTGTCGGATTCTTTGCGCAGCTTTTCGATGCCCGAGGCGCCCTGCGTCAGCAGCGGCAGGAGATCGGCCCCGGAGCGGCCGAAAATCGCGATCGCCGCGTTGGCGCGATCGGACGGATCCTTGATGCGGGAGATCGCCTCGGCGATGGCCTCGAACTGCTTGTCGGGCGAAAGGGTCTTGAGCTTGCCCAGGTCGACGCCGATCTTTGCAAACACGGTGTCATCGCCGTTGCTCTGGCTGATCGTGCGCTGCATTTTCGAAAGCGACGTGCTGAGCTGCTCGAAGCTCACGCCCGCGGTACCGGCGGCGTAGCGCAGCTGGCTAAGCGACTCCGAGCTCGCGCCGATCCGATCCATGGCGCGGGAGATCTGCTGCGCGGAATCCAGGACCTGGTTGAACTTGGAAACGATGCCTTCGACGGACAGGGAGACGCCGATGGCGGCGCCGGCGCCCTTGGCGAGACTGGTGAGGGAGTTGAAGCGCTGCTCGATACGATTCATCGATGATTCGAACGAGGCCGTGCGGGCAGCGATGTCGAACAGGACGTTGAATAACGCCATATCAGGCCTGTCGGGTGAATTGCCGGTCTATGCCGGCTTCCAGGTCGGAGAAGAATTGGTCGGCCGCGTAGTTCTGCGCCTGGGCGCCGGCCTGCGTTACGAACGGCTGCGCGGCCACCTCGTGCTGGGCACCGTGCTTGCCCGGGCGCGTGCGGTGGCCGAAATTGACGAAGCGCCAGTAAAAGGCGTTTCGTGCATCGCCGGCCTTTCCCTCCGTCCGGACGATAACGCGCGATTTGACGATCCCGCGCGAAGCGGAAAACGAGGTGGTGACGGCGATGTTGTCGGCGAGTTTGCCGGTGCGGCGAGGAGCGGCCGCGGCGATCGCGCCCTGGATTACCGAGGCGATCTGGCGCAGGGAGGCTCGAACGATCTTGCGGGCGACCGTGTCGGTGAATTCCCGAAGCGCGGCAACCAGGTCGCGGTCGTTGAAGGTAATTTCGACTTCATCCGCCACCGGCAGGCCTCGCGAAGATCTTTGCGATTTTTGAATCGACCGGCGAGACCGCCGGTTCGCCTCGGACGCGATAAAACGCGATCCACTCGGTGAGCTCGGCCGAGCTCATACGCTCGAGCAGCTCCGACCTGGTCATGCCCAGCTCGCGCGCCAGCTCGAAGGTGAACCGGCGATGCGGCTGGGCCCTCAGTTTTTTGCCGCCGCCTCGTCCTGCCCCGGCCCTACGCCGTTGAGCTTGCCCGAGGCATTGGCGATTCGATCCAGCAGCGACCAGGGCAGCGTGCTGAGCACCTGCAGATCGGCGTCGCTGAACATGCGGTTGCCCTGCTCGTCCAGCGCCGAATGCACCACCATGACCGCGCGGGCGTTCTCGCGCAGCGTGCCGAGTTCCTTTCGATCGGACAGCGCGGCCTCAAAGGCGTCGCGCTGCGCGCCAGTCCAAAGACCGACGCGCACGACGACGTCCTCGCCGATCTCCGGACACGGCACGTCGACGAACTTCTGCTGCTGCGCGCGCAGCAGCTGCTCGCGCGTGGCCAGCGTCATCAGGCAAACCACTGCGGCTGATTGGAGACGCGCAGCGCGACCTGAGACATAAGCACGCTATCTTTTTTCAGGTCTGCCGTGAAACTCATGACGCCGGCAGTGAACACCGCGTTTTTGCCGTCCACGGTTTGGATCTGAAAGCCGACGATCTTCTGCTGGTTCTTGATCGAGCGCAGCAGCGCCTGGCCGGTGTCCGGCGTGACATTGTCGGTAATCAGCTGCAGGGTGACATTGCCGAAGTCCGGCAGCCCGGGCTGCCACTGCTTGGCGGCCGACAGCAGGTGCGTGATGTCGACCTCGGAAGATTTGCCGTCGAATGCCGTGATGTCGGAGACCTGGCCGACGTTCTGCATCGTGAGCGCCGCGGCCGTGCCGCCCGAGACATAGGCGCCGTAGGTCGTGGAATCCTCACCGCCCAGGGTGAACGTGTTGGCAGCGACGCCGCTGATCACGAAAGCGCGATCATTGAGCTGCGTCGGGCCCACCAGGCCGGTGATAAATACGACCTGGCCGTTCGAATAGCCGTGGGCCGTGGCCGTGACGACCGCAGGATTTGCGTTCGTGACGGCGCTTATCGGCTTTGTAGCCGCGCGCGCCGACTCGGCGTAGAGGATTGTGCCTTGTGCCTTTGTATTCGGCATGGGGTGAGCTCCTTAGTCCCACAGGATCCAGTGTTGAACGACCGAATGAAGGCGCACGACGCTGTCGTACTCCTCCGCCTCGAGTTGCATCTGCAGGCCGGCCTGCTCGAGCGCCGCGCGGGCTGCATCGCGCAGCCTGATCACGGCCGTGTAAGTCGGCGCCCAGCACTCGACGATGAACTGCGTCGGCTCTTCGCCCGTCGACCCAGTCAGGGAGCGCTGCGGCTCGGTTGAAATGCGCTTGAGCACGATGTAGGGCGCCGCCGAGTTTTCGGGCACCTGCAGGTAATAGATGCTGCCGGCGACCAGTGCTGTGACTGGCTGGAATTCGACCAGTGCATCGCGGACGTCCTCGAGCTCCACGGCGGTCTAGTTCTGCGCCACGACGCCGGTGATCTCCCAGGCTTCGCGGCGGCCGAGTTCGGCCATGTGCGCGATGCGAAACTGGCGACCGCGGTAGCCGATCCGATCGAACTGATCAAAGTCGGTCCGGTAGCGGATCGTGAACTGCATGGTCTCCTCGGCGTGCACCTGGCGCGCAGCGAAATAGTCGCGGCCGGCCTGTTGCACGACCTTGGCCCAGGCCGTCAGGCCCGACACGAAGGTCTCGGACTCCTCGCCCGCGTCGCTCTTGACGACGCGGCGCTTGAGGATCTCGATTTGCCGGTCCAGATCGCCGGCGGCGATCAATTGAGCTGGACCTGGTAGTCGTCCAGGAGCGCGGCGACGCCCCAGGGCAGCTCTTTAAGCGAGCTGGCTGCCACGACGCCTCGATTGCCGTACAGGTGCTCGCAGAGCATCAGGATCGCCTGAATGATCGGCCCCGGGACCATGTCAGCAGCGTCCCCGTAGCCCGCCGTGAAGCCGATGCGCACGGCGCCGATCTGCGGCAACGTGATCGGCCAGATCTGGCCGAACACCGGGGTGATGCGGCCAACGTCGCCGGACAGCTCGGCGGTGTAGATCGACGGATCCGTGACCTGGGAGTTGCTGCCCATGTCGGTATAGGCGATCTGATCAACCGACTGTATCGGGCCGCGCTCGAGCAGCACCGCGTTGTCGGGCAGGTTGTAGGGCGCCTGGATCATCTGCGACCCGACGGTCTGTGCGCCCGGGAAAGCGTCCAGCGTCAGCAACCACTCCTGCGTAATCAGCGAGCGGTTACAGTAATTCTCGACCCGAACGCGGGCAGCCGTGATCAGCCGCTGCAGGAGCGGCTCATCATCGCCGCTCGCGCTTTCCAGGCGCGAATTGGCCCGGAAGTCCTCGACGCTGACCGGCTCCTGCGCCGGCGGAGTTGTGAGTTTCAGGGGCATAGCGAGGGATGGCGGCCGCCGCGGGCGCGGCCGCCGATCGGACTAGCCCCTAGACGATCTGGGCGACGCCGGCCTGATTGAACTGCTCGCCCGTCTCGAAGGTCGGGTAGAAGCCGAGCAACAGTGCCTGGATCAGCGAGGCGGCCGTTCCAACGGTCACCGACAGCTTCACCCAGCCGAAGCCGTTGTTCGTATCCAGGTCGGAGGAGCGGAAATTGATCGCCGCCTGGCGATTGTTGCCGCCGGCGGCCAGCAGCTGCGTAATCGCCTTTCCGGTCAGGTCCTTCGCGCCGGTGCCAGAGCCGTCCTGGGCCTGCTGGATCTTGGAGTCGACGGTCGCGCTGGCGCCAAAGACGCCAACGTCGATCAGAGCCAGGAGCGCATCGTGATTCAAAACGGGCACCCATCCGGTCGCGGCGGTTCCGGCCGCCTGGCTTATCGGATCGATGCTCGCGAGCACGCTGAGATGCTCGGTCGGACGTGCATTCGGAGTCATGAATTGATCCTCGAAGTGTTCGAAGTGTTCGAAGGGACCGAGCCCCGCCGCCAGGCGGAGCTCGGCTTACCGTTTCAGCTGCAGCTACGCCTACTAGCGCGACGCGAGCTGAATGAAGGGCGACAGCGTGTTCGTGCCCTTCGCCTGGGAGATCGGCGCCGCGATTTTCGACGACCCGTCGATGCGGAACGTCACGCGATAGGCCGTCGCGTCCGCGTCGAAATACAGGTGCATCGAGGTTGCCGTCTGGACACCGTCCGAGTTCTCGATCGTGCGGTACCAGCTGAGATTCGCCAGCAGCAGGTCGCCCTGCGCGCTGAACGCGGCCGCGTGCTGGCTGGGGAACAGCGGTCGGCCGAACAGCATGCCGATCGGACCGCCCTGCACGTTCTGCGCGACTCCAGCACCGCCCTGGACCGCACCGACGCCGCCGCCGATCGGCAGATAGATCGGATAGTTGCCCAGGGTGAGCTGAAACAGCGCCGGAAGCGCGTCGGGCGTCACCAGCCAGATCGCGCCGTTGTACATGCCGGGAGGCAGTCGGGCGACCATGTTGGTGATATTGCCGATGGTGACCGTCTTGGTCGCCTGGCCCAAATCCTTCGCCTGCACGATCGCCGCGCCGCCAGCGAAAGCACCTTGCGGCTGGCCGTTGCCGGGGCCGAACAGAATGCCCTCGTTCGTCTTCCAGCGGATCGAGCGGGCCATCAGCGGCGTCAGATACGCACCGAGCGCCGGCGCATCGGCCAGGAGCTCGTCGGTCAGCGGGACCAGCGCCATCAGCTTGTTTAGCCGCAGCGTGTTGGTGCCGAGCTTCGGCTTCGTCTGTGTGGCCGCCGCCGCCTCGGCCTGCCAGTAAGCGCGCACGCCGTCGGTCCCCCAGGGCGTGGTCTCGTCCTTCGGGAACACCATCGAGTTGCTGCTGATCGGAGTCCGGTCGGTGAGCGGGATCAGCGAATCCTCGGTCAGCGCCAGCGTGTAGATGTCGGTCGAATATTGCGGAGGGACCGCAAAACCGCCGTCCTGACCCAATCCCTCGCTGCCGTAGGTCGTCGGCGCGGCCGCCTCAATCGCCGCCAGGCGCGGATCGATCCGCCCTTTGACCGACGCGCGCACCGCCTGTGCGTACTCGCCGAAGCTGCGGAATCCGCGCTTCGGATCCTGCTCGGCCTGCAGATCGGTCGCCGCGATGCGAGCCACCAGCTGTTCCGGTACGCGGTCAATCTGGGTCTCCTCGGCGATCAGCGCGGTAGTGCGCACGATTGCCTGGTTGGTGCCACGAAGAGCTGCTTCGCCGGCGGAGTATGCCGTCTGCTCCTCGGCGCTCAGCTCGCGGCTTTCCGCCACGGCTTCATCGTTAATCGCCTGCAGGGCTGCGACCTGCTTGGCCTTGCGAGCCTGTAGCTCGCGCAATGCCTTACTCATGGTTTGTCCTTGGTGAGTTGAACGACGCATCGCCTCGCCGACGGGCGAGACCGCGCGGCTCAACGGAGCGCGCGGCACTGGGTCAATGCACGACCCGAATTCGTCAGGATTGCTCGAGGAGCGCTAGGCTTCGCGCCCTGGCGCGCGCGGCCGCCGGCGCGGCGTTTCGCCGCTGCATCAGCTTCACCGTCTGCGCGTACGTCTGCACGCCATCGACCATCTTGGCCGCTTTGGCCTCGTCGGCCGTCAGCATCCGGCCCTGGCCCATGCCGCCGCGCACTTCCGCGACCGGCACGCCGCGGCCGCGGGCGACGGCGCCGGTAAAAGCCTGGTAGTACGCGTCGACGGTCGCCTGCATGTGCGCCTTGGCCTCGTCGCTCAGCGGCTCGACGTCGTTTCCCTCAGTCTTGAATTTGCCGGCCGAAACCAGCGTCGTTTTGATGCCGATCTCGTCGAGGGCCTTGCTGTAATCCTCGTGCGCCACGTAGACGCCGATCGACCCGACCATGCCCGAGGGCGTCAGGTAGAACTCCGAGGCCTGGCTCGCAAGCCAATACGCGGCGCTGGCGGCCATCGAGTTAGCGATCGCGGCGACCGGCTTTTTCGCGCCGGCGGCGCGGATCTCGTCGGCGAGCTCCTGAATTCCCATGACAGAGCCGCCGGGCGAGTCGATGTCCAGCAGGATCGAGCCGACCGAATCGTCGGAAAGCGCATCGGCGAGCTGCTGCGAGACCTGCTGCGTCGAGGTTCCACCGGACCAATCCGACATCATGCTGGCGCGCTGAGTGATGGCCCCGAAGATCGGGATCCGCGCCACGCCACCGCCGAGCGTGTTCGCCTGGCGCTGCGCCGCATCGCGCCGGGCCTGGATCTCGGAAGGGTCGTCGTACTCTTCCATGGTCCGCGGTACGCCGTGCGCCCAGCGCGCCACGACACCGGCGAACACCGCCAGGCGCGAATGCTCGACCGCCCAGGGCGTCGACAGAAATTCGGATACCAGCAGCGCGTGACGCATATCGATAAGCCTCCTACGGATACATCGCACGCGCCAGGCGCGCGGGCCCTGCTGATTCCCAGTCGCGCAACATCGAATCGAGCGCAACCGCATCCGCGCAGGCCTTCAGCTGCTCGACCTGGTTGGCGCACCAGGCCTGCGCTCGCTGCTCGCTGACGGCAAAGGCCTCGCTGACGAAGCGGATATGCGCCTCGTAAAATTCTCCGACCGCCTTGGCGCTGGCGCCGCGCTCGAGGGCCTTTCGCACAGCTGCGACCTCCTTACGAACGACGCGCTCGGCCGCGGCGATCACGACGCGCTGCGCCGAGGCCTCCGCCGGCGGCGGCGGCGCGGGCGGCTTCGCGCCGCCGGCCATGTTCATCGGCGTGAGCGGCTCGTCCAGCCCCGGGAGCTTGTTCATCCCTTCGGCTTCGCGCGCTTCGTTGCGCGTGAGCCAGCCGGCGTTGATCCCGCTGGTGTAGTAGCCGGCGCGCGCCGCGGAATCGCCGCGCATCAAGTGGCGCATGTCGAACTCCGTGGTCCAGTCCTCCTCGTCGGGCAGGAAGTTGAACTCGATCGAGCTCTCCAGCCGCTCGGCCCACGGCGCCATCGTATAGGCCATGAACTCGAGCGACTGCTGCTCGATGTTCGAGAACGTGCCGCGCGTCAGGTCCATGACCAGGTGCGGCGGCACGCGGAAAATTCGTGCGATGTCGATGACCTGGAACTGCCGCGTCTCCAGGAACTGCGAGTCGTTATTCTTGATCGGCAGGTCGTGGTACTTCATTCCCCACTCGAGCACCGACGTCTTGTGCCGATTGATCCCGGAATTCGACTCCTGCCAGGAGGTTTTGAAGATTTCTCGCGATTCCTTGTCCTTGAAGTGGCTGGGGTGTTCGATCCAGCCACCGCCAGGGCGCGCATCGTTCTGGAAGAAACGCGATCCGTATTCCTGCACGCCCAGGCCCAGGCCGATCGTCTGGCTTGCGAGCTCGATCGGCGAGAGACCCATTAAGCCATCCGACGAGAGCCCCTTGATGTGCCAGATCTGGCCGGCCGGGAAGACGGTCTCCGTGCCATCGCGGCTGCGCACGCGGTAGCGGATGCGGCCGTTATCGAGGACCTCCTGTTTGACACGATCTGGATGCAGCGGGATCAGCTGCGTGACCTCGCCGGCGCCGTTCGAAAGGATTTGCTGGTAGCAGTTTCCACGCAGCGCCAGGTGACCGATCATCATCTCGGACCACTCGAAGGGCGTCTGAAAGTCGTTCGGCCGTTTCGACAGCAGTCGATAAAGCCAGTGATCGGTCACCGCCTTTAGGGTTTCGCCGGCCATGCGCGACATTGAAAACGGCAGCATGGCGAAGGTCTCGGCCAGCACGCGCACGCAGGCATAGACTGCCGCATGGCGCATCGCGTTTTCGCCTGTGACCTGCTGACCGGTCGCCGTGCGCGCGCCCACCGGCGTGAACCAGAAGTCGCCCCAGGGCGAGCGATCCTCCGCGCGCGGGAAGAAAAACACGGCTCTCAGGCCCCGCGCGCGCCGCGAATCATCAGCAGTGTCAGGCCCAAGATGCACGCTCCGGTGGTTATCAGTCCTATCGCGAGGCCGAACTGCAGCCCGGCGCCGATGCCGATCAGCGCCACGCCGGCGACTATCGACAGGTTGTAAGCGATCGTCCGTAGCTTCACGCGCTCACCACCTGGTAGCCGGGATCCAGCTTTGTGACCTTCGGATCGTTCACCGCCCGCGCGCCGGCGCCGATCGCCATCGCCAGTGCGACCGCGCCATCGATGCGGCCCGTCGCTTTCGACTTATCGAGCTTGCGGTTGCCGGCGGCGTCCTTGGTCGCGATCGCGTTGGACACGCACCAGGTCAGCACCGGATGCGCGCCGTGCCGAAGCCGTGCGTTGACGAGCTCGGCCTCGAGGGAGTCAAGTGCCGGCGACATGTCCTTGTAGCCCTGCCCGTGATCGAGCATCGGCAGCTCGCGCTCGCGCCGGGCCAAGGCGGCCTTGAACACGTCCATACGCCAGCGGTCGAACGCTATCTGGCGCAGGTCGCAGGAATCGGCCAGGGCGAGCAGCCGATCGGCGACAAAGTCGTAGTCGACCGACGCGCCTGGCGCCAGGGTAATCAGCCCCTTGCGGGCCCACAGGTCATAGGGCACGCGATCGCGCTTGGCGCGCTCGATCAGGTCGATCGTCGGGGCGAAAAAGACGCATTTCACATGCCAGACTAGCTCGTCGTCCTGGCAGCATAAAACCAGCGCCGTCAGGTCGTTACGCGCCGATAGATCCAGCCCGGCATAGACTGGAAAGGACGCAAACGCAGCTTCCGAGGGCTCGCCGCGGTTCTTGTTCCAGACGCGCCTGGAAACGAACGTCGCCGCCTGGCTCACGCGCTGGTTGAGCACCAGGTTGCGGTAGCTTGACTCGCGCGAGGGCATGCGCCGAGCGTCCTCGGCCATCTTGCGCACGCCCGATGGATTCAGGAAATCACCGTAGGCCGGATTCGCCGCTCGCATCGCCTTCACGCTGAACGGATCGAGCTGCTCGCCCGCTGTGTAGAGAGCAAGCTTGACGGTTGGGTCCGCACCGGTTTTCGCATCATCGATCAGCACTGACAGCAGATCGGAGTCGGTCGGCGCCTGCGTCGAGATGATGATCGACAGCGGGTCATCCTGCGCGCCAGTCGAGGTCTCGAGCGCCTCGTACAGCTCGCTGCGCGGGCCGCGCACCTGGCCGAGCTCATCGTGCAGGATGAAGGTCGGCGAAAGACCGAGCGACGTCCTCACCTCGGCCGACAGCGCGCGATAGAGCGTCCCCACACCTGGGCAGAAAAGGTGCTTTTCGTGGTCGCGAATCAATATCCACGCGTTGAGGGTGGGCGAGAGCCGGACCATCTTCGCTGCCAATGCGAATGCAATTCCGGCCTGCTCTTTCGACTGTGCGGCCGAGTACAGCTGACCGTTCTGGCGCGCCTCTATTCCCGCCAGGTGCAGCAGCAGCAGCATCGCTGCCAGCGCTGTTTTCCCATTCTTACGGCCGAAGGAAATGATCGCGGTCCGCGTCGGCGTGTCGTAGATCTTTTTTATCTCGCGGCGCTGCCAGCGCCGCAACTTCACCGGCTGCCCGATGAATTTGCCCTCCGGGATCCGGCAGTGCGCCTCGATCCACGCGATATTTCGATCGCCTCGCGTTAGGCGCTTTGTTCCCACGGTTTCTGAACGCCAGGATAGTGCTTGCTCGCAGTGTCCGCGGCCCTCGGACCGTACTTAGATTGCTGCGAAAGTCGCATTTTGGTCGACAGCGAGCTAATCGTTGCGATCTGCCGGCGCTCCATTTCGTGGAGCTTCTCGAGCTGACCGACATTCGGGCGCTTCAGCCCCATCTTGCGTTCGATCTCGCGTGTGATCGCGCGCCGGCGAATAACTGCAATGCAGTAATTCACGAGCAGCGCGTGCGAATCCCTGCCGAACCAGTCGTCAGGCTTTGACTGAACGATCTCGGTCCATATTTTGCCCTGCTCCTCGGTCAGTTCGTCAGGCGGCTTGAGCTGCCCGACCGGCAACACGGTCACCGACGCCAGATGTCGCTCGGCCGCGCTTTTTCTGCCCGGTTTGTCCATAAAAAATTCTTGCGGGATATCTCATTTGTTTGTCCCGTGCGGTGTCCGGCCGCCAGGTGCCAGAGATTTCACTGCCCCCGGTGGCCTTCGTTCGTTGTCCTCGGCCGCCCAGGGGTGCTGAGGATCGACTGGAGCGCCGCCGGCGTCACAGCCGCGCAGCTTGCCAGTGCGTTCGAGCTCGGCCTTAGCGCCGTCGTGGCACGGCTGGCACAGGCTCTGCCAGTTCGTCTCGTCCCAGAACAGCACCAGGTCGCCACGGTGCGGGACGATATGATCGACGCACGTCGCTGCAACCGTAAATCCTTGCCGCTGGCAATAAGTGCAAAGCGGATGCTGCCGCAGGAAACGAGCGCGCGCCGTTCGCCAGCGTCGACCGTAGTCACGATCGTGCTCGGCGTATTGTCGCGATGCGTTTCGAATCGCTAGCGGATCTTGACTCGCCACATTCCAACGCGCGTCGTTCCATCAACCAGCGTCACCGTGTTGACCAGGTCGTAGTCAGTTGGCGACGTCGCGGCCGAGAAGTCGGCAGTTACGATCGCTTCCTGCCGGTTGACCGCGCCACCGGTCAAGCTGACGCCGCTCACCGGCGCCCAGGTTGACGACTGCACCGTGGATGTCAGCGACGCATTCGACACCGGCTGTGCAGTCCACTGCACCGAACCATCGACCGTCGTGGTGCCGTCAGTCGTTTGCCAGGCTGGCTCGGCGCTGCCGGTGTAACCAGCGACCGCGCACAGGTACTCGAATCCGGTCGCCATCGACGGACGAACCACAACGCCGGCGCTGATATAGCGACCTGCAGCTGGCCAACGGATTGAGAGCTCGTCTTCCCAGTCGATCGCGAACTGCGCCTTTAATCCGACTTTCGCGAGATACTCGCGGTACGGCTGCGGGCGTGCGTCCATCAATTTTCACGCCTCCAGCGTGCGCGTGCGGTAGGTGACGATGATCCTGCGATCGCCGTACACCGCGACCAATGTGCGCGATTGGTAGAACGCCTCGAGCACGCGATCGGCAGGTGGCTTGATGATCTCGAAAACGATCGGCGCGAAAATCTGCCGCTGCAGCGCTGCGCGATCGACAAGGGTCGCAAACGCCGGTGCAGCAATTCTGCCAGCCGGCACAAAGCGCGGAATCTGACCAGGTGACGGCGATCGAGGCAGCTGGTAAGCAGCGAAATCTCGCGGCGCAGGGATCATCGCGCTCACCGCGATCCCGCGCGGGACGCTTACTGCCGGCGTGAAATACGGCAGCGTTTCATCGAGCGCAGCCAGGTCGCTGCGCGCCGGCGGCGCGATCGCCTGCAGGGGTTGCGGCGAAATCACGCGCGACATCCCTGGTTGCACGATGAACGGCGGCAGCACCTCGTCCAGCGGCGCGAATTCCGAGCGCGCGGCCGCAGGTATCGACGAGCTTCTCGCCGGCGGCACGTTTGCGGGCGGCGCGCTAGGCAGCGGCACGAAAAACGGCGGCAGCGATTCCTCAAGCGCAGCCAGGTCGTTACGCGCCGCCGGACTGATCGATTGCGCCACCGGTGGCGAAATCACGCGCGACATCGCCGGTTGCACGATGAACGGCGGCAGCACCTCGTCCAGCGGCGCAAGATCGGCGCGAATCGACGTCGCCGGCGCCGAGCTGCTCGCCGGCGGCACGTTCGAAGCCGCCGGCGGCGGAATCGGTATCACAAACGGCGGCAGCGTTTCATCGAGCGCAGCCAGGTCGCTGCGCGCCGGCGGCGCGATCGGCGGCAGGGGTTGCGGCGAAATCACGCGCGACGTCGCTGGTTGCACGATGAACGGCGGCAGTACTTCATCGAGTGCCGCGATGTCCGAGCCAGATCTGCCGATGATCTGCTGAAGCGCGCCAGCCGGAAATGACGCTGCAGCACCAGGTGTAAAGAATACCGCGGGCTGCTGCGGCGGCTGCACCGGCCGAAATGTGCTCATCGATTTGCCAGCGCGATCTGCTGCTCAGTCGGCCACAGCGGCATGTAGTTGCGCACGCGCTCGTATTGCACCGGATCGCGCGGGTCGACGCGCTTGAGCCAGTCGATCGGGTAGAACCACGGGCCCGGCGTCTTGAACCACCATTGCGCGCAGGGCGAGTAAACCTCGACGAAATACTCGGTGACCTCCTGACCGCAATCCGCACACTGGCAATAGCACAGGTGCGGGTCGCCGACGACCTGGAGCAGCAGCCCGGATTCCGCGACGCAGTGCGAGCGCCGGATCTCCGCCAGGTCGTCCTTTCTGGGCAGCTCAATCTCGTGCGGTCGCGGCGTCTTGTAGACGTTCGACCGAAGCACGATCAGCTGCCGCGAAGCTCGCGCCAGGCGATGCGGCCGTACCGGGTCGCAGACTGCGGCGCGGCCAGGAACGTCAGCCCGACGATTCCGCCTTGCGGCACCAGCATTCGCTCCTCTTGCGCGGGCAGCCACGTCTGGCCATTCAGGTCATTGAAGCCGTCGCTCAGGAACTGCTCACCGTTGGTGCCCTCGGCACTGGCCGTGATACCGGTGGCCGATGTTCCGAGCGACGCGTCGGTCGTCGGATTGATCGGATTCTGCTTCACAACCGTGGTACCGGCGACGCCCGTGGTCACGGTCGCGCCGGCGGTCTTGCGCAGGAGCGACGCTGCGATCGGCGCACTGTTCGCGCTGGACCCCTGGCTGAGCGAGGCTCGCAGGATCTCGGCGGCGCCGTTGGTGCCGGCCTTGTACTGCACCGCCGTGATCGCGGTCGAAATCGAAACGCCGTTATTGACGACGGCGTAGCACGGCCCGATGAACATGGCCAGCGCCAGGCCGGGCTCCGGATGTACGAACAGCAGGGCGGCGAGCAGCACGAGCATGATCAGCCCGAGCACCAGGCGCGCGCGCGACAGGTTACGGATCATTGCGATTTCCTCGAGGTTTGGAGATTTGCGGAACGGTGCGCGATCGCGCTTCAGGTCGCCGGCTCGACCGTGCAGCCCTCGAACGCCTTGGCATCGGCCAGGTGCGGGTGCGCCATGAGGCCGGTGGCGTCCTCGGCGGTATCGAACTTCGAGGCCTGCGACGGGTGCAGACCATCGAAACGCGGCGATAGGCTGTGACGCCGATGCACGACGTCTTGATCAGGGCCAGCTGACTCGGTGCTCTTAACGGTGCCGACGATGTCGACCTCAGTGAACAGGCCGCCCTTGGGGTGGCGAATGACGAATCGGGACATGGTGCTACTGCTCCTCAGTTGACCAATAGGGCGTTGACCTGGCTTTTGAGCGAAAGCGATTCGGGGACCGGCGGAAAGCTCGTTGCCGGCGGCGTCAGCAGAAACTGAATGATGACGAAACTGTGCGCGGCACCGGAGCTGGAGGTGAAGCTGGGCTGAATCGCGGCTCCGGCTCCCGCGTACTCCGTCCAGCAATACGGGATGCTGGTGCCTGCGCCGAGCGACCCACTACCGCGATTCGTGCCGCCCGGACTGCTGATCGCTGTCGTGCCGCCGCTCGTGTCCATGCACAGCGCAACAAGAATTTGCCCTGACGGAACACTCTGACTGGTGCCCAAGATCGCGCCCGCACCGGCGCCCGGCGTGTGCGATAGATTCGCTACCGCCGTAACCGTCGTGGCGCCGATGTATTCCAGCACCCATGACCACATGAACTGACCGGTTGCACCGGTGTTGGTAACGGTCTGAGAAGCTCCCGAGCATGCCGCGTTGACGTATGCGGTGACGCTGTTGCCGTTGTTGATGTCGTTGATCGAGGTCAGCGACGTGAACGTGCCGGTGCCGCTGAATATCGCATTCAGGCCGGTGCCCGATCCGTTCAGGCCAACGCATAGGAGCTGATCGCTCGCTGCCGTGGGCGCGAAGGCTGCGGAGCCGCTAGGGCTTAGGGCGTTGCCCCATGCTGCTACCGGGACGCTTTGGAATGAGACCGCCATCGGTTACGGCACCTGTGCGCCGTGGCGGCGATCGATGTAAGAAGCTGGCCCGACGAGCGCCGGGCCGAAAGCCGCGGCAGGGGAGAAAGAGCCGCGGCACGCGAAACGGAAACGAAAAGGCCCCGCGAACGGGGCCTTCACTGAGCGATGGGGAAAATCGCCCTAATTGCAAGTTCCGGGCGTTATACAGCACAAGATCCTGTAGGCGCAACACCGACGGGGCGCAATCTATTGCGTTTCAGGCGTGCACACGGTTTTCGGCGCCCCGGACGGCGGTTTGATGCCAGCGGCCATCAGGTAGCCGGCGACGAACGAGTAGACATTCTTGAGCCGGTCCCAGTAGCTGCGAACCGAGATCCCGAGCTCGCGCGCCTTAGCCGGAGCGTCCTCGGTGGCCACGAAATGCGCGAAGATGATCTCGCGCATGTCGTAGGGTAACTGTTCGTAAATCCTCCAAATTTCCAGCGCTTCTTTCGTGTAGACCTCGCCGTAGTAGAGGCCGCGCGCCTGGGGCGCGCCGGCTGCCAGGGTGATGCCGCCCTCCTTGGCAAAGGCGGCGGCCGAGATCGTCGGCCAGCCGTCCTCGTGCGTGCCCCCGCCTCGCAGGTGGCGGATCCCGGTGATGGCTCGACGTTTCTGATTTCCGAAGTCGCGCAGCAGCGGCTCGATCCATCCTCTCAGGTGCATGCTTCGTTCCCCGTCAACCGGTGGACTTGTTCGAGCGCGGCGGTCAGTGATTGGTCCACGACGGCAATTCCGTCCTTGAAATTCCACCACTTAGAGGCTGGAGACCCCGGGACAATGTATACCTGGTTTCGCGGACAGCCGCGCAGGCGGCGTACCAGGTAGCCGCGCACGCCGCGCGGATCCGGTCGGTTCAAAGCTGCCACAGCGTGACCTCGAGGCGGCCGCCTGGAATGATCGAGCCGCGCCGGATGTGAATGTCGTCGATGTCGCAGTCGTCGCGCAGCACGCCGCATTTTTTCAGCGCGTCGAGCGGCGCCTTCAGCAGGTTGTCCAGGTCGCGATCGCGCGCGTCCGGGGGCGATGCGACCAGCGCGATCCCGATGCGCCCGGTCAGGACGAAACGCGGCATGTGCTGCGCGTTCATCAGCGCGAGCTCGGCCACTCGCTTGACGTACGCCCTGGCGGTCACTGAAAGCCGGCGGCCGCCGAACGCGCCGGCGAAGAGGTTATTCGTCGTCGGCGGGTAAGGCAGCGTGAAAGTCAGCCGTACGGGCGGGCGCGTGCCGCTGCTGCGCTCGACCAGGTGCAATGTCACAGCGCCGTCGCTGTTCCGCGTGATCGCCTCCACCAGTCGGCGAACTGGTCCGCTTGCGCCAGGGTCATCGCGACCGGGTGTGCAGGATCGTTGGCGACCTTCACGATCCCGTCCTCAAATGTTGCGGCCAGCGCGGGCGATGCGGGAATGTGGAACGGCTCGAATGCGCTGGATACCGTCGCGGTCATTCGTCGTGGACGCGGCGGATTCGGTGCGGCTGCGGGTCGGGGCGTCTTGGGCTTCCGCGGGTAAACACCTCTTGGCATGGCTGTCTCCTGGCTAGTGCCGCCGGCGGGTGCCGGCGTTTCATGAATCGTGGCTTTCGTCTCGGAAATCGCAGGCTTTGTTGCGCCGACAGGCGATTCCGTCTCATCGATTGACGGTTTCGTTGCGTCACGCCGCCCTGGCGTCGCGCGCGCCGTGGCGATCGCCGCGGCGGCCTGCGAGGCACTCGCCGGCGCCGGTGGCTCCGGCCGCGGCCGCGGCCGCGGGTCGGGCGACAGCACCATGCCGCCCTCGTCATCCGCGCGCAGCGCGACCGGCGAGCCTGTGAGTTCGTAGCGGCCGCGCACGTAGCGGATCCGGCCTCCGCGCTCGAGCGTGCGCACCGAGTTCAGCAGCAGCGAGCCGGAAAGGCCTGTAGCCGCGGCCAGCTCCGCGTGATCGAGCGGCCGATCGCCGAGCTCGTCCAGGATCCGCGCGTGGGCTTCTCCGATGCGCGAGATCTCCTCGCCGATCGCACTCACGTGGAGCTCACCAGTTCGAAGCGCCGGGCGGCCTCGAGGATGTAGAAACGGCCCTGGTGCTCGCCGATGCCGGCGCCGACCAGGGCTGCAGGGCTAGCGCGCGCGAGCAGCTCGAAATCCGCGCGCGCAACGCGCAGCTGCGTGATGTCAGGGCGGCTCGCGGCGTAGTGCTGCGCCAGTCGCTTGACGCGCGATCGCAGATCCTCGAGGCGCTTGATCTCGATCAGTCCGTTGATCAATGCAGTCTCCAGGGATTTTCGGCGCTTTCGTAGATCTCTTTCGCGTGCAGGCAGTCCTCGAACCACACTGGCGTGGGCGTGCCGAGCTGCGCGATCGCGTGCTTCTCCAGGGTGACCGACCAGACGATTCGACCGGCCAGCAGTGGCTCGCCCTCCGGTACGTCGCGCACCTGCAGGTAGACGTTGTCGTGCTCGAAACTGGCCAGACCGTGCAGCATCGCGATCCGGCAGCGCGCGCGAGTTTCAAACACCGGCATGGCATCGAGCGCGAACCGGAGCAGCATCCGCCGATCGGTCGGCAGCTCGTGCGGGTGCTGCGGCCAAGCCAGTCCGAAGAGCTTCGCCACGTCAGTTCACCCGGCCGTCGCGCTCGGCGGCGATCTGCTTGGCGACGCGCGCGGCCGTTTCCAGCAGCGCGGCGGCCGTGTAGCCGCCCAGGTCGGCGATCGCCATGCCGGCCACGCCCGTCACGAAGCCGGCCCAGAACTGCGCGGGCGACATGGCGTTGTCCACGCAGATCCGGATCGCCGGCATCATCGCCCTGGCGAAGGCCTCGCCGGCGGCGATGCCCGGACCGCCATGATCATCCGGATCCGGCTCGCTGCCGTCGGCGGCGCTCACGACTGCAGCACCGGACGCTCGGCTGAGCGCGCCAGATAGCGCCGGTCGAGCTCCGCCAGCAGCAACGCCGCGGCACGCACCAGATCGCGATCGGGCGTCTTGCGCTTGAGCTCGCCGGCCCCGCTCGGCCAGAAGTCGCGCGCCATCTCGATCAGACCTTCGGCCGTCGCATCATCCACGTCGTGGCCGCCCGACATGGCCGATAGCAGTAGCGCGATCGCCGCGCCGATGAGCTCGTCGCTCGTCCACCTGGCGTCGTGCTTGCCGTCGAATCCCTCCGCGCAAACCTGGCGCACGCGCTCGAGCAGCACCTGGTCGACGCCCGAGCCGGCCTCGATCGTGTAGACGCGCTGCGCGCCCGGCTCGTCCTGACCGCCCGGGCCCTCTCCGGGCAGCACGATCCGGCCGCGGCCGCTCACGCGCCCACCTGCTGCTGTCGTCGCCGGCGCTGCAGCTCTAGCAGCGCGCGCAGCGTCGCGGCCGACTCGGCCGGCAGATCCATGCCGTAGCGTTCGAAATAGCCGGGCTGCACTCGCCGTCGGCAGCGTTCGATCATTTCGGCGAGCTCCTCGTCGGAGACCGCCTCCAGCTCGTTCACCAGGCTCATGTCGGCAAGGGCGCCGGGCCCAAGCGCTCAAGCAGCGCGTCGGCCAGCGCAAGCCCCTCGTCCGCGGCGGCCGCGACGGCGGCGCCCTGCGGATCGGAGCCGAGCGGAGCGACGGCGCTCGCGCGCGCTGCGGCCACGCACAGGCCGGCCAGCACGGCTCGGCTGAGGTAACGCACCAGGGCGGCGGTCTGTTCGTCAGTGATGTCTTCGGGCATGGGATTGCCTCCTGTCGGTGACGGATTGAGTTGCTACGACGCCACGGCGGGCGGAAAAAAATCGCGCGGAGTGCGACTTCAAACCGCGGTATCGGAAAGAGAAATTTCTTGCGCGGCGGCGGTGCGCGGGAGCCGAATCGGCGGCCTCCTGGTCACTATCCGCGTCGCTCGCCGACTTCGCGCGCAGGTCATGGAAATGAAATCGCGCCGAAAGTCCAGCCTTCATCCTCTGATGTGCATGTCCCCTTCCGTGCGCGCAGTGCCTGACGCGCTCGAGGGCCTCCCGCGCGCGAGTGTGGCATGCTGCAGGTACAAAAATCGCAGGCCGCCTCGTCAGGGCGCGCCGTTGCCCGGCAAAGATGAAGGGAAGCCAACACTGATGACCATGCTTACTAAGCGCCCAATCGTTTGTCAGTGCGGGAACGCAGGCCACTTGGTGATCAGCGAAAGCGATCAGCCCGACACCCCCTTCTGGGAAAAGTACAGTCTCGATGGCTTCAGCGGCGAGACCATTACGATCATGAGCTACCGCGACACGCCCCCGGATATCTTGGCTGCACTGCGGCCCACCTGCCCGCAGTGCGGGGAGACAGGAAAGGTCCAATACGCGACGAAACGTTGATGGCCGACGGCTGCTAATGCCCGGCCCCCTGTAGGCCTGCCGGCTCATCGGGGGCCCGTTAGTCCGAAGAGCGCCGGTCTGTGACAAGCCGCACGTCCTGAATTCCTGCGCTGCTTATTCTTTTTTGCTACGCGCGCATCGGTTTTCCGAGGCCGACGGAGCCAGCAGCCATGACGTCCACCACCCGCAGTCAAATCGTCTGCCAGTGCGGCCACCGGGGCTTTGTCGTCCTGCGCAAGAACGATCAGCCCTACAGCGCCCTGTGGGAGCACTTCAGTCTGGAGGGCTTCAGCGGCGAGACCATCACGGTTACGAGCTACGGCCAGATGCCCGATGACATCTTGGCGGCCCTGCGCCCAACCTGCGCGCAGTGCGGGCAGACGGGCAAGGTGCACTACGCGAGAAAGAATTGACCGCCGAGCGCATTGAACGCCCTGCGCGCGCCGAGCTCGCCCGCGGCAGCCGAATCGGCGACCTGCGCAATTTCGCAAACTCACTGAAGAAAAGCGTCCGGATTGATCGCCAGGCTGAATTCGCATGGCGATGCGCCGAGAACCTGGCGCCCCGGCTCGCCGCCCCGCCAATCTGCATCCCCGGGATGCACTTTTTGCGGTACACGAGCTCAGGGTCCGCGCTCCTTCAGGACGCCGGCCTCGAGCAGGCGGTGAACACCGTCCCAGACAAAGCGCTCGGCCACCTTCTGGCGATCCGACCCGTAGCCCTGGATCGCGACCAGGCGATCAAGGTAGGAGCGCAGGCGTGGGCTCACGCTGATCTTGAGGCTGCCGACGCGCCGGGCCATCAGTTCGCGCCCTTCCCGTCCGGGCCGTAGCGGCCGCGCAGGGCGACGAGCGTCATGATCAGCAGGCGCACCGTCAGCACCGTCCGCGCGCGGGCGGTGCGCCCGTCCGGCAGCTGGACGGTGAAGGCGAGCACCGCGGCCGGCAGCCCGGACTCGGTAGCCCCGTCCTTGGTTGCCAGCACCAGGTCGGCCCCCTCGGGCAGCGTGAGTACCCCGTCGGTCCCGTGCACGAGCCCGTCGAAGGTCGCCGCCTGGCCGATCTCGAGCAACAGTTGCATCACGCCGCGCGCCTGGCGGCGCGCCGCGCCAGCGGATCGCGCTCGAGCACCAGCTTTGCGATCCGGCCGAAAGCCATTCCGAGGCGGCAGGCGGCCTCGGCATCGCGCGGGAAGCAGCTCGAGCAGATCCTGATGCCCGCGAGCGGTGCGAGGTAGCTCCACCTGCACGGCTTGCCCAGGTCGCTGTCGCAGGGGTGCAGATCATCGCAACCGCAGGCGATACAGACACATACCGGCGGGGAGCCGGCGGCGCCCTGGCGCTCGATGAAGCCGCGGCGGAAGGTGCGAAGGAACAGCTCGTCGGCCCCGCGTGGGTTGAGTGGCGATGCATCGCACAACGATCTGAAGATCGGCGCCGGATCGACCGGGGGCGGCCGGGGGCGTTCGCCCTTCACTTTAACTTTCCCCTGCGACTTTCTGATTTTTCTCATGCTCATTTTCCTGTGCCATTAAGTTAGCAATAAAGCGACGTTGCGAATTACTCGGGAGAAATAGGCCTTTTTGCGGCCGCTTCGCCGAGATACGCCGCACTCTGCGCAGTCAGTCGTGCCCCGATCGGGAAATGCTCAAGCCCGCTGCCGCGCGAATACGCCGCCCAGGCGTGGTATTCGGCCAGCCCGCGATCGACCAGGGCCTGCACGGTCGAGCTCTCCAACGATCGGTACCGGTCGAACCGCGGCCCGCACCAGTAGTCGCCCGGGTAGCGGGCGATCACATCGCCGTGCGCTCGCATGAAGGCGATCGCCTTGCACATCGTCGGGGTGAGCTCGGCCGACCTGGTCACGGTTCCACCATCAGCGAGCGCAGCTCGGCGGCGTGCGCCTGGATCCAGTCCTGGGCAGCGCGCGCGGCCGCCAGGTATTCCAGGCTCGGTGTCTTCGAGATCTCCTGGCCGGTGCGGTAGGTCGACCACAGCCGCCGGCGCAGCTCGGCCGGCAGCGCGTACCAGTGTGGCTGGCAGCCCCATCGCTCGGGGGGCACCAGGGCGCTGCAGCCCGGCCAGTGACAGCGATGCGCAGCCGCCGGGTTGATCGCGCTCATGCGGTCCGCCGGCGGCCGCCGGCGCTCGAGGTAGGCCATCCCTAGCACCCGGTTGCGGTCCTCCTCCGGAGCGAGCGACCAGCCGCCGCTCGGGTCGCGCAGCATCCGATCCGCCTGCGCCCAGGTGACGTAGACGAGCTCGCGCGCGATCGCCGTTGCGGCGGCCAGCCCGAGCAGCGCGCGCAGCCAGCTCACGAGATCTGCCCGGTCGCCGGCACTGCTGGCTCGCAGCGTCGATTCCACCGATCGACCGCGTCGGCGTAGTCGCGGCCATCGGGCCCGCAGCCGTGACAACCTGGTCGCATGCACACGACGACGTGCGTCCCGTTCGGCAGCTCGACCAGCTTGTGCGCGGCGCCTGCGCAGAACGGGCAGCTGGCCGCCCGGAGGAGCGCCAGGACGAGCTTGGGCGAGGCAGTCACAACGTGCTGGCCTGCTGTTCGCGCTCTAGGCGCTCGGCGGCCTCGAGCTGCTCGCGCAGCAGCACGCCGTGATCGACGAGCACTGAGCCGATGCCTTTCAGCGCTTCAAGCGTGACCGCCCTCGAGGGCCCTCGGTTCATCGGATGGCGCAGGCCCAGGCACACGTTTCCGTGGATTGCGAGCCACGCGAGCAGCGGCAGCTCGAGGGACGCGGATTTCTGGAGCGCCTGAACCTTGTCTGGCGCGAGATTAGTCATCGGGTCCGCGAGATCGATCACTGCGATCGGAGCGATCGATGCCGGCACGCCGCCGGCGTCAGCTTCGCCGTTACGCTGATCTCGGCGCGCCGCGATCAGCTCGACGAGTGCCTCGCGCAGATCCTGCAGGTCCTGCGGGCCGAACGCGATCGCGTCGTCGATGCAGTCGCCGGCCAGCTGCAGCAGCCGCTGCGAGCTCGGCTTGCGCACGCGCGCGGCGCCTGTTGTCGATTCAACGGTGCTTTTCATTTTACTTTTCCCCTTTCGCGGTGCGGACAAGATTTGTTTGTATGTCGCCTGTACTACTCAGGTCGCTGGCAAAGCGCGTCCGAAGGCCTCGACCGCTGCGCGCTGATCGGAAACGTTGAGCTGCGCGTAGCGCTCCGTCGTTTTCAGATCCGAGTGGCGAGCCAGGCGCTTAACCGTGGGCGCGGCCGCGCCGGCGCGGAACAGCTCGGTCACGTAGGTGCGCCGGAAAATGTGGAAGCCCTCCGGCTCGATCCCCAGGCGCTTGAGCAGCGGGACGAAGTGGTGCTTATGCACGCCCGATCGATGACAGGCGCGCGCCGGATCCTGCGGCGACGGGAACAGCAGGCCCGCGCCAGGCGCGTTCTCGAACAGCGGCGCGGCCTGCCGACAATTGTCCTGCCACCAATAGCGGAAGGTGCCGAGCTCCTCGACCAGGTGCGAAATGATCGGGATCGTCACGGCCGACTCGGCCGTCTTGGTCGTCTGGATCTGGCCCATGTACGCGGCCTGAAAGATCGTGATGCTCGCGCCGGCCAGGTCGATCGCCGGCCAGGACAAACCGAGCGCCTCACCGGTGCGAAGGCCTGCATACGCCAGCAGCGCGTACAGCGCGCGCCACGGATAGGGGGCGCCATGGACGATGCGGACGAGCTCCTCGCGTGTGAAAACCCGCCGCGGCCGATCGAGCGATCGCTTGGAATCCAGCCGCAGGATCTTCGTGTCCGGATCCGCGGCCGCGTAGCCGTTCGATCGCGCGCTGCGCAGCGCCCGAGCCAGAACAATGACCGAGAGGCGCACGGTACGCGGTGAGAGCTGCTCGCCCTCCAGATCCGAGATCAGCCGCGTGAAGGCCCGTCCATCGATGCGCGTGAGCGGTTCGCGGCCCAGCCGCGGTAGCAGGTGCTGCTTGATCACGCTGCGATAAGTCACGACGGTCGCCGGCTTTTTCTGCGCGCAGACCTTGTCGAGGAAAAAGGTCGCATAGCGCTCGAACGTGATGCGCTCACCTGCCGCCCGGGCGCCCTCGGCCATCGTCTCGAGCAGCGCATCGGCCGCGCGCCTGGCCGCCCCTTCAGTGCGCAGGTCGGCCACCTTGCCGATCGGCAGGCGCTGTTCCTTGCCATCAACGCGCCGGCGCAGGATCCAGCGGTCCCCTTCGCGGCGCAGCGAGCCACGTTGGTATCGGCCGCTCATTTGCCAGTCGTCCGCTTGTCCGCTGCCACCAGGCAAGGCCCCAGCGGAAGCGAGCGCTGCTGGCGCGCCAGGACCGCGTCGACCTGCCGGGTGCTCAGGACATGCGGGGTCTCGCGGCGCAGGCGCTTGGCGATCGCCGCGCTGGTCATGCCGGCGTGCGCGAGCTCGCCGATCTGCGCCTCGATCTCCGGGCCCAGCGCGGCCGACTCCGCAAAGTCGGCCGGCGCGGCGGGCCCCGGGATAGATCTGGATATATACGGGATAGTAGGCAACCGTTGCCGCACCTCGCGTCGTTTTTTGCCGCACCTCGCGTCGTTTTTTGCCGCACCTCGAGCCTGTGCTGCGGCAACCGTTGCCGCACCTCGGCTCTGTGGTCCGGCAATGGTTGCCGCACCTCGCGGCAGCAGCAGCACCAGCTCGCGCGTCGCCCAGGCGCGGCTGGAGCGCTGCGGCTTGCGCACCGCACGCACGTAGCCGGCCTCGATCAGTCGCAGGGTATGGGTGCGCACGCTGCGCTCGGCCAGGCTCGCCAGGCGCGCCAGGCGCGGCGCAGAAGCGAAGGTCTTGGCGGAAGCGCTGTCGGCGAAGCGCGCGATCGCCATGGCCGTGAGCTTCTCGCCGGCGGATAGCTTCTCGTCGTCGAGAATGGCGTCACGCCAGCGGGCGATCTGGCGCTGCGGCCAGATCGGTAAGACAGTGGATCCCGCGACCGGCGGCGCAGCTGCCGAGATTTCCCTGTCACGTCGCGCCATCGTCGTCAGCGCCCGCCGGGCGAGCGATCCCTCGCTCTCCCTCCGATTCCCTCAGCGGCGGCAAGCCCCTCGACTACGCTGGAAATGTGCAGCTTTTCGAGGGCCCAACGGTGCAAAACCTCTCGCGCGATCTCCGAGTGCGTGCGTCCGCTGACGCGCGATTCGGCCTCGAGCGCGACATAGATCTCCGGCGTGATCTTGCCGCGAAAATCCTTGAGCTTCTCGCTCACGCGAACCGACTCCGGATGCCTCGCGCCGCCATGAGGCGGCCGGCGACCCGCCACATCCGAAGCTCGTCGCCCTGCCCCATGCCTTCACTCGGCGCGGAGCAAAATTCGCGCTCCCACTTCCGCCGCCAGGCGACCAGGGCATCGGCGGCCTGGCGCGCCAGTCGCCGGCGATCGCGAATCGGGGGTTTGCTGGCGATGCGCGCCAGATTAAGTCGTGCCGGTGAGCGGATGAGATTGCGTGCGGGAGCCATCGGCTTGCAGCTAGCGAGCGCGCCCGCGCCCTATTTTCGCGTGCAGTTTCTTGACGACGTCGTAATGCTCGAGCGCCACGGCCGCCGGCAGTCCGCGCCGGCGCCAGTTGTTCACCCGCTGCTGAAAGCCGGCCTCTCCGCCGATGCCCAGGAGCTTGCCGAACGCGGTGTCGCCGCCGGCGGCATCGATCAATCTGGCGGTGGTCTGGCCATCCATCGACGCGGAGTAAACACCGCGTTTACAGAAAAAGTCAAACGCGGCGTTTAACAAATGCCTAAACGGATTGTTTAGTCTTTCCCCGTGGCCAGAGCGCCCAAAACGGAGACGCAATTCGCCCGAGCAATTCGGTGGGCCAGTGCAAAGGGCTGGAACGTCGCCGCGCTGGCAAAAAAGCTGAATCTTGCGCCGCAGAACCTAACGAACTGGAAGCGTCGCGGGGGCGATATCCCGCCGACGATGTGGGTTGCATGCGCGGCCGTCCTGGGCCGCTCGCTGGATGAACTCGTTGGATTAGTGCCCGATAGAGGGGCCCCCAGGCCGCAGGCGCCAGTGCGCACCGCGTGGCCCTTCGAGTGGGAAATTGACCGCTACGAGGCGCTTCCCGAGGAGCAGAGACGAGACTTTCGAATCGCCGTGCGCCTGGCGCTCGAGGGGTGTGAGATGGAAGCGTCTCGCCCGAACCGGCGACATAGCAAACTGGCCAGACGGTAAACGCACCAGCGCCCAATTTCGCAAGCCTACTGGATGAGGTCCAGGTCATGAACCTGCTAGAAATGACAGTGTCACCGGGTAGCAATTTCTGGTAAACGCACGATCGACAAAGGGGGGAATATGCGCAGAAATATGCTCGCCGCGCCGATCGCCGCGTCTTTGATCAGCTGCGCGACAACGCCGTCCGCGCCGATCGCTCCTGCTCCGATCTGCTCGAGCGACGCGGACTGCACTGTTAAATGGGCCGCAGCGCGCACCTACGTGCTGCAGAACACGGCATACAAGATTCAGACCTACTCGCCCGACTTCATGCAGACGTTCAACCCAGGACCTGGCGACGCCGCACTCGCGGCGACCGTGAACAAGGCGCCACAGCCGAACGGCACCTACGCGATCGTGGCCACCTTTTTTTGCAACAACATGTTTGGCTGCGTCCCGAGTGCGAGCCTCGTGCTCGATGGCTTCAATCGTTACGTCGCCGGCGTGGGGAATGCATCCGAAGCCCACTGACGGGCTGTTGCAAATAAACAGGACGTTGACGATCAATTAAACGCGGTGTTTAATCTCTTCCCTTCGCAATCTGCGTCAAGGGGAAACGCGTGTACCTGGATGCTCGCTTTGAGGCCGGCGCGCTGGTGGCGATCGCGATTTTCGGAGCCCTCATCTGGATCGAATGGGGATCGCTCTTCGCCGACTGGCCGAAGAATCTCGAGATAGGGTTTCGCGGATATGCGCCACGGCCCGCTGGGCGCGGCCGCGCGCCTGCGGGCGCCTGAGAAGCACATGCGTTGCACCCGGGTTCGGATCGGCGGCGCGTGGGCGATTATCTGCGGCAAGCACCGCATCGCCGCGTGTGTAAAGTGCGGCTGCATCGCCACCCGAGAGTGCGACTGGAAACTCGGCCGCGATCGCACCTGCGATGCTGCCCTATGCGACAGTTGCACAGCCTCGCCGGCGCCGGGCAAGGACCTGTGCCCTGAGCACGCCGAGGCCTGGGCGTCGCACCCGTGTAATTCGCAGCTGCCGCTCGGCCGCTCAACGCCGATTCCGCACACCGTACGACGCAGGCCTTGACGCCGGCGTCAATGGATCGGATTGCGCGAATACGCACTTCAGCTGGTTCAGCGCGCAGGCCAGCACGGCCGAATGGGAGCGCGGCAGAAAGGCCGGTGAGCGGATCGCGCGCGCGAGCGCAATTGATCCCTGACACCATGTTTCTGACGCGCGAGCAGCTCGAGGAGCTCACCGGCTACCGCCAGCCGGCGCGGCAGATCGGGTGGCTCAGAAAAAACGGGGTGCAGCATTTCGTCCGGGCTGATGGTCACCCTACCGTGCGCGCCGATTCGATCGCTCCGGACCGGCCGACCAGGACATCGATCGAGCCGAATTTTGACGCGCTGCCGGCGAGGCATTAGCGTGTCAGGCGTGGGGAGAAAAAGAAAAAGCGACAGGCACCTGCCGCAGCGCGTGTATTTCCGGTCGGGATCGTACTACTACGTCGATCGAGCCGGCAGCTGGAAGCGCCTGGGCGCCGACTACGCCGAGGCGCTTCGCCGCCTCGCATCGCTTCTGGGCGCGGCCGCGCCCGGCAATTCGATCGACCAGTTGATCGCGCGCTTTGACGTTGAGGAGCTCAGCACGAAGGCTGAGGAGACGCGGAAAAGCCGTCGACGCGAATTCAAGATGATCGCGCGCGTCTTCGGCCACATGCCGGCCGAGACGATCGAGCCGCACCATGTGTGGAACTTTTGGCGCCGGCGCGGCGCGACGGAACAGGCGAGGCACGAAGTGCGGGCGCTATCGACGCTGCTGACGTTCGCGCGGCGCATCGGAGCACGCACGCGACCCAATCCGTGCTTCGGCCTGCAGCTGCCGCAGTCAAAGCCGCGCGAGCGGTATGTGACAGATGAGGAGTTTTTGCTGGTGCGAGATCTCGCGCAGCCGATGATCGGGTACGCGATGGATCTGGCGCTGTTGGGCGGGATGGATGAGGGGACGATTCGAAGACTCGAGCGCCGCCACCTGACAGATGAGGGGATCAGCTTCGAGCGGCGCAAGACGGGCGAGCGCCAGCTGATTGAATGGAACGAGGAGCTGCGCCTTACAGTGCAGGCGCTGCTGCGCGAGCGGCCGCAGATGCGGCGCGCGCTGATCTGCAACCGCAAGGGCAGCCCGTATTCTATGAACGGCTTTCAGAGCCAGTGGCAGCGTTTAATGCGCAGGGCGATGAAGGCTGGGTTGTCGGCGCGATTTCATTTCCACGACCTGCGCGCGAAGTCGGCGAGCGATGCGGGCAGCGACCAGGAGGCCGCCGACCGGCTCGCGCACGCCGACGTCAGGATGACGCGCAGGGTGTATCGACGGCTGCCGCGGCGCGCGCCGGCGCTTCGAATTCTTGAGGAATCTTAGCAATGCGCATATCAACAATTCCGGCGGTTATAAAGCGCGACATTCCAAACGCGCGGCTACCCGTGAACTACGAAGCGGCAAAAAAAGCGCTCGCCGAGTGTGAGCGTCTGGATGAGTGCAAAGCATGGGAGGACCACGCGGCCGCGGCGGCGAGCTACTACCGACAAATCAAGGAACCATTTTTGATGGAAGCGGCAAGGCGCATCAAACTGCGCGCCCGCGAACGCATGGCCGAAATATTGGCATCCATTCCGCCTGCGAAGGGCCGGGGCAAGGTTCCAAAAGGCACTCTAGACCCCAACAGTCGCGCGGCCGCGGCGCGTGCTATAGGCCTAAGTCACGGCGATCTTGCGAGCATCACGGCAATCGGAATGATGCCAAAGCACGTCCGCAACGAAAAAATTGAACAATCGCCACCGATCAGCGTCCACGATTTGGCACAGCTAGGAAAGCAGAGGAACTCACACCTGGGCCGCCGTCCCGCCAGCGCGGCTTACAATGAGCTCACGGCGTCACGCGGACTTGGAAATTTTGCAGCTTTTATCCGTCTGCATCCCGCGGGGCCGCTCGCCAGCGCTCTCTCCTACGACGAATCGCGGCGCGTTCGAGAGCTGGTCGTCCAAATCCAGGAGTGGTGCGACGAAATAGAACAGAATCTGCCGCGGCGCCGGAGCCGCTGA